TCTGCTTTGGCTAGAACAATCTCTGCTTTAGCAAGGACTAAGTCAGCATCTATCTTATCACATACAGCCTGCGTCTCATCCATCTCTGTTATTATCTTAGCCGCCGCTGTATTAACAGCTCCTTCTGAATCTGTCTCACCCAAGTCTAACAATGCACTAGATTTATCAATCTCTGTACTACCTTCAATTATAACATTGTCTACCTTATCAAATTCAGTGCTACCCTCAACAATTACATTGTCAACTTTGTCAAATTCAGCACTTGCCTCTACAATAACATTATCAACTTTAGCCAATTCTGTTGCCATTGCATCAACAGCGGTTTCAAAATCACCACCATTATCAGTCTGCGTAGCTAATTCAGCCGCTTCAGCTTTAGCCAGTACCACTTCTGCTTTTGCTAAAACCAAGTCTGCATCTACTTTATCGCATACCGCCGGAGCCTCACCTAATTCAGTAGCAATAGCAGAAAGGGCGGTGCTTATACTTGAATTACCAAGTTTATCACTCATCCTTCTTTGTAAGCCTTTTATTGCCCCATATAAAACAACTAGATATTCATATTCATCTGGAAATACGCTTATAGCACTATCTCCATGAGCTACAGATGGATACTGAACTTCTGAATATTTACATGATCCACCATCGGGCAGTGCATTTAATTTGTTGTTCTCAATATAAAACACAGGATCGGTAATAGATGCATATTGCATATCATATGGGTCAGATGCGCGACCTTTAAATAAAGCCTGTATTGGTCGGCAAGGTTGGTCAATATCACCATCATTCCTGAACACATGTAAAATCTTTCCAGTGTTTAATGTCTCCGCTTCACTTCCTACCGCCGCAGATGTAAATGTCTGCTGGGCCGACACCAGACTTAATTCCGGTTCCGGCATAAAGTTTATTATTTCCTTAGCCCCATCTGTTAGCCAACTTGTTAGTGCAGTGTCATCACCGACAGAGCCAACCATATCTTCAATCTGTACTTTAAAAGTAGCCATTAGACACTCGCTATAAACAACTCAACATCTACTGCGTTTGTGCCAGAATCAACTATAATACTGGCTAAATCTTCAAAACTTGAAAACGCTGGGGATGTGTCTGTTTCGCCAAGCATAAAATCATCAGGTGTACCAAACATTAAACTACCACCCGCCGGTACTACAAACTGTGCATTATCACTTGCACCTACCATCGCAACATTAACACTATTAGAACTATCTAAATTTGTTAATCGTATATATCGTACATCATTTACATCAAATGCTCCATCTGAAGTACTTACTGCCGCCGCAAAGGTGGCAATAGTTGTATCACCACTTGCTGGAACATTTACAATTCTTTTATATATTTCAGCTACACTGGCAATAGACTGGGTTCTTTTAGAACCATAATTCTGATTATTTAAAATAATCTCTTCTTCTATTTTAATTTTTAATGTACCGGCCATTATTTCTTCCTCTTCTTACTATACTTCTTTTTCTTCTTAGGCGGTCTCCCGCGTTTAGACCCATATGTTCCTTTACCTTGTGGCATTTCTACTTTCCTCTACTTCTTTAATATGTTCATCCATAGTTATGTTGCGAAATTCCATATCTGTTCTTTTACCTCTTTCGGTTCTCATCCACATGTTTGTACTAAACGTAACATCTGACGACCGCTTACCACAATTCCTGCAATAGAACCAATTATCAGGATTCGGATTAGAACAATTAACACAATTATCAGCCATAATAAGCTATTACTGATCCACTGTCTAATTCGATAGAAGCAAAATATCCATATATAGTTCCGCCTGCCGGTATCTTAAAGGTGGCTGGTACCGTACCAGACAACCAACTAACATCACATTCAGATGTATCTACAACAGAATCCTCTAGTCCCATAACCGCTACAAATGGGCCTGATATCGCATCAGTACCATCTATTATAATAGCGCCAGCTTGACCTAGCTGTGCATTTTGTGCTTCTGCAACTGTATAGTTACTTAAAGACTTTATACCACGTGCCATATTATCCTCCCGCCCTAAGGACTGGCTGTCCATGAATGGGCTTATTAACTGTTAAAAAACTTTATGAGGTTCGGGGTAGACCTTTTATTGATCTACCCCACAGTCCTCAAAAACTGCTAATCCTTATTTATTCGGATTATGAAGTTTGAATACCATTATTGATACTGCTAAAGGCCTCCATGACCCATTCGCCACCCCAAAACATTAAATTAACCCAATCGCCACGTTGTGCGGTTGTGTCTAAAATAACATTTGAGACTTGAGTACCTGCTGTAGAATTCGCGGCGTCACCACCTGCGTCTTTATTCACACCACTTACAATTGCACTGCCTGCGGCAATGGTAATATCAGCAGTCGGGGTTTCTTCCCAGACTATGAATTTGTAATATGTACCATCTTGCCCGGTAGCGGCTGTAGGTAATGTTATGGAATAAGCTCCATCAGCAGAGTCGCACATGAACACTTTACCACTATCATCTTCGTCTAGTGTCCGTGCGGCACTTATGAATTCAACTTTCCTCTTTAATGCAAAAGAGGAACCACTGTTTTCGTTTAAATAATCAGCTCTCATCGTTAACTCCTCTAACTAATTGCTTCAAAATTATACAACATATGAGACTCTGGTAGAGAAATCTCAAGACCAGCTTCGGTCAAGATCATATCTTTACGCAAATCTTCATCAGCTTGCTGTACGTTTGAAATAATGTGAGTGTCACGATTAAGCCCATTACCAACCAGAGGTCTGTAAGAAACCTTACTCATATCAACTAAGCACATGAAAGCGTTAGCAAGTCCTCTAAATAGAGGCTCTTTAACAACGCCAATTGATCCATGAACAGTATCAACTTTCATAATACTATGTCCAAAAGAACCACTGACTTTTTCATGAGAAATACCTAATTGATAACCAGCTGTATCAGTCGCTAATTGAAGCGACCCATCAAGGAATCCGCCAGAACCCATTTTATTAAACAGAGTGATCACTGGTAGACCTGCCAAAGCAAGTTTCTGTGATTCACCGCCACGTGCCGGATCCATTAGAACTTCCATGTCACTTAAAAATAAATCATAAGTGAACTCTGCGGAAGCAACAGTCCTGCTATAGGGTGAACCAGAAGAATAAGACAGTGCACTATTGTCAGCAGTCGGTGCCGCGTTGGCCGTAATATGACCTACGATACCTTCAGAATACTGAATCCCGCTGATACGTGCTCTTTGTCCAAATAACATTGCTCTTTCAATGTCAACCTTATGTTCTCTCAGTTTTTGATTCCAGACTCGTTGCCATTCATTGGCATATCCTCTGTAATTGGTAGCAATAGCTGTGTTTGTCAACTCAGCCGCTGTTTTGAAAATCTGGGTATAACCAAAATCGTCATCAAGACTATCTGACCAGACATCAGGTGAACCAGTACCTTCTTCAAAAGAAGTACCAACAACCTGACATTTGTCATTGTCTGACATGATATTGTAACCAGAGCCAAAACTGGAATTAGGAAGAGCTACAATGCGGCCAGTAAAGACCGTTTCGCTTCCCTGATCAGCCGGAGCAGAATCAATTCTGACAGAGGCGTATGAAACACCTGCTGTAGAATCAAGGGTCTGCACAGCAAACACCATACCTTTTACAAGATAATCAACCGAACCACTGCTTCCGTTAGGGGTGTCAACCGTAAACTGGTAAGAACTACCTGCGCTTACAGCAGAACCGCCATTAACATTAGCGGCTAATAGGAATGTCCTACTCGTCCAATCAATCCGCGACCTGTTTTCCAGAAACCGGAATACAGGATCATTCGTTGGTGCTTTCGCTACTTTATTTAGATATACAAAGAACGGTGACTCCTCTGGAGATAATTCAGCAACACGATCACCAAAGTCATACAACCGTCGTTGATCTGGGGCTTGCCCCACACCAGCCGAGGTTGCGGCCGCAGTAATCGAGCTACTCTTTAGAGTTCCGCTAGTAATAGCCATTTTCTATCTCCGTGAGTTATTTCATTATTAAAATACCGTTTTATCCCCCACGTTCATTACACTTTCCCACATCTTATCATCATCTGATTTTGTCTGGGGCGGTGCACCTTGTATCGCGCCGGGGCTACGCGGAGCATTTCTAGCGGCGGTTACTGCCTGTGCTGTATCACTTGCCATGCCGCCTTTATTGACGTCACGGTATAGTTTTACAAGATTAGGCAAACCTACCTGTTCCTTCGGTTGTGTAACAAACTGCATAAAATTACTTACATCATCATCTGAGAATTTGTATGTATTACGTAATTCATTAACCGTGTTGTTGTAGGTCATTTGTTCCGCCATTTGACGCTCCTGCCTTTGCAATGCCTGACCCACAACTTGATTCGTAAGGTCTAATTCTTGTTTCTTACGAAATTCATATGATTGTGAACCCGGCTTGTAGTAGGCTTCCCAAGGGTTAAAGTCCTCTTCCGGCAGTGCTGGTTTAGATGGTTCACCATTTGCTGGCTTTCCGTTGATGTTGTTCTGTAATAGATCAACTAAGTCTGGGCGAGATTCAAGTAATTGCCCTAACGGCTCAAGCTGTTTAAGCTTACCGTTCTCGGCATAAGTTCGATCATACATTGATTGAAACTTCTTGGCCTCACTTTGCCAATCTATTTCCTGCTCAACAGCCTCTTCGGCCTGCAAAGCTTCACCATCTGATTCATTAACAACCTGATCTATAACATCAGCTTGTCCTTCTTCACCACTGACGAATTCGGTAGTGGCCTCTGTCTGTGTAGTGTCCATTATGACTCCTTTTCTAGATGTCTCTAAGCTTTTGGAGTAGAACCGGGTTCCTGCATGGAACCAACCAATTTCTCCGCTTCGAGCTTCACCTCGTTTTGTAGTTTATTTAACTGAACCCTTCTATCAGCTTTGGCGTCTGATGCAATTTCCGACAATCGAGATTTAAATTTCTCAACCTCGACGCGTTTTCTATCATGCACAGACTCCCTCTGGGCAGTTTGGAGGTCGCCCTCCAAATTCTTTATCTGTTCTTCCATAGCCTGAACCTGTTGCATCAACTGCTGACGTTCTTCAGTTCTACGGAGAATACCTTCTTTATCAAATATTTCTGGATTTTTCTTCAACACTTCATATTTATCTACAATACCAAGCTGAAATGCTTCCAGATAAACAGAAAGCTCGGCCCATTTGCTAGTCGGCAAGCTGGAGCCGGGTTCTATGCGAACATCATGCTGTGAAAGATTATGCTTATCTTTCTTCATATCTAAAACAGCACTTGTTGTATCATCATAGAAATTTGCCATTGCTTCTGTTAAATCATTATTGGCCTGTACCAGCCTAAAAATCTTTTTATATGTATAATGTCCTTTGCAAAAGTTGTACAACACCTTGCCAAGACGATTAATACTAAACTCAATGTCCCTTAGTTTTGACTTTGGTCTTTCCGTACCAAGTGCAATCATTCGTTCTGTACCGCGAACTGTCTCAGGTGCCTTATCAGAAAACCCATGCATCATTTCCGGCAGACCAAAAGTAAAATCAATGTAATGCTCACACTGCTGGATAAGTTTATAAAACTCTGAAGCCAGTGCCTGCGGTGCAGGATAATGGGGTTCGCCCTGTGAACTATCAATTTCAATAACAGCATTAGGATTTGCCCAATCCTGCTCCAATTGATTAACATCTTCAACACTACCCATTGGAACTAAGAGCTTTAAACCAGCTGATGCCTGAGCATGGGACAATGCTAACGACCATAGTTTATTTAATAGTCTTTGCATTGGCCGAGCCCGCGAAACATCTGATTTAGGATATGGTGTTTCTGTCCAGATGTTGGGCAATGGCACTATGGGATAACAGTCCGTATGCAGGATTGCTTCATACAAAACAATTTGCCCCATAGTAGCACACACTTTAATTCTTGATTGCTGTACCGGTATTACTTCATACTGACTTGATTCTACGCGTTCACGGTTATCTTCAACAAATTGTATGTATTCTTCCTCATCAAAGATAACCTCTTCACCAGACTGCATATCAATAACGCGGTAGTAATCAACCTTTACCTTATAAAATCTTTCCAATATCTGAAACTTCTCGCGATGGTATAGATCGCTGTCCTTTACTTCCGCCGGAGTAAATACAGTTCTTGAGTTCTTATTCTGGGCAGAGGGATAATCTTCTTCATTATAAGCCTCAAGCTCAGAAATAATACCCGGAACCATTTCACCGGATTCTTCATCAACTTGCGGGCCTAATTCAGGGTAGAGGTTAACGACTTGCTCACCAGTTAATATGGTAGAGAGAATGACGCCTTCAGCGTCGTCGTACCACCTGTTTCTGGTGGATGGAGAGACATAGACCCGAAAAGGGTTAACATAAGTGAACTTGACGTCACCTCTACCGAAATCTGATTCTGGGTCAATATAAGCGTACATATAACCCATACCGGTGATAGCATAATCATGAATAGCTTCTTTTAACTGCCAGTCACCTTGTGAGTTTTCCCATATATAACTCATAATTACACGCCATAAAGAAGCAAGTTTTACATCGGAATCTTCACGAGGGGTTATAGTAAATGCCGGTGGGCGAGATGTTAGTACTGCTTTAAATTTTTCTATTGCCGGCCCGATCCTGTCCATTGGGACGTCGGCCTGATTGCGAGCCTGTAATTCATCTGACTCGTCACTGGTAAAATGGTTACCAAGAAAGAAATCAATATCATAACGGGCTTCTGTATCCCAGTCAGCCCTTGAGTCCCGCCACTGGCGGTACAATTCCTGATTATATTCAGCTTTGTCGTCAGTCTTTAAAGGCATTATTGTACTTCGTTCCCCAATCTTTGCAACAGCGCTTTTCCTAAAAGACCACTTTGCTGAGCAGTAAACATTTCTGGGTTTAAACCTAAACGAATCTGTGTAAATCTTTCTTCAGCATTAAGCGGTGTCTGCATGCCAAATGCCCGCTTATAGGCTTCTGCTGACTTATAAGATGGTTCACCATTATACTTATCAGATGGAATATTTGCCATTTCTAACTGTCTTTCTCTTGAACTCTCAACACCTCGCCCCGTTTGTTCCCACATATTAAATCGTTCATCAAGTGAAGGACTATAACCACTACTATCATCACTACGACGACCACCACCCTCTGGAGTACGAACATTTTCCCCGCTTCCCTGATTTAAACTATCCAGCACAGCCATTATCTGTAATTTCTTTGCGTCCTCAGCCCTAAGATCAACATATTCATCAGTGTTCATTAGACTATCCATTGCCGCTTGACGTTCACTTTTTACCTTACCACCTTCCTTATAACCATCAGGATC